CCAAGAGAAAGCTTAGGTGGAGCAACACCATATTTTTTTGCACGCTCTATTACAGCATCTTGATATTCACCACGCCCCATCAACATCTCTTTCGGCATAAACTCTGCCTCTAAGTTTGCCATCAAAGTAAAAAAACCTGCTGATATTTGTGACCCACCTTCCCAAAAAGAATTTTTAATACCTCCCCACCAAGTACCCTGTTGAGCTTTTTGCTCAGTATACTTTCCTATAGATTGATTGAGGATAGCCATCCGATTTTTAATATCGGTTTCGGTAGCCATAGCACCGGTTACTTCTTTATTGAAGTTTATTTTATCTTGATTTAGTTTTTGAAAACGCTCTTGAAAGGCAGGGTTATTTCTCTGCGCTGATGGTGTAGAATTGATGGCGGATTCTTCTGCCTCTATCTCCTTTTTTCTTTTTAATATCTCTTGTGTTCTTAATCTAAAAGCATACTCTTCCTCTTGCATTTTCTTAGTGACATCATCAACCTCTTTTTCTGTAGTATACTTTTTATTAGCAGCAGTATACTCTTTTTCAAGAGTCTGCAAGTTGTTTATTGTAGCAGAGTTCTCTCTTAAAAATTTTCTAAGAGCTTCAGACTCTTCCTTGTTTCCTGCTGAAGTCCAATTGTTTAATGATACTCTTGCCTTCTTCCCATTAGGAGCGGTAACATCTACATAATCTCCTCCGGCTACAGCCTGATCAAACTTGAATCCCATAGGACCAAACTGATACTGCAATTGAGGAACAACATATTCCTCTTCCATATCAACTAAATCAGGCGTAATTGCAACGAGCTGTTCTTCAACGAAGTTAGGAAGCTTCGTAGGTGATACCAATGAACCACCTGCCGAAGGTAATCCCGTAGTGACTTTTTTTTTAGAAGGGTCCTCTGCTGTTGCAGCTACTTGAGGAGTAGCCGGCATAGCAGATAAGTACTGCTTAGTAAAATCAGTCTTAGGTTTTGTGTATAAACCATCCCTATTAAGAACACCGTACACTTTCTCTTGATATGCAGCATCTTTGAACTTTGTCTTAAAAGCTTCATAGTCTTGAGTAAAGTACCCTTTTTCTAAAAGTAGGTCATATAGTTTTTGTAACTCGTCCATTTGAATTTTTTTGTTCTATTAATCCAATTCGCCTTTTAAGATTCCTTTACCTTGAAGACCTTTCAAGAATATTACTTGATCCTCAGCAGAAGCGCCCGGAACATTTGATAGCATAAACGCTTTTATCTTTTCGGCTGCTTTTGCAGGATCACTTAGGTATATTGCAGAAGATGATTTACCATCTGAATTTGTTATGACAATTGCGTCTTTACCTACGACAGCTTCTCTGACACTGAATCCAAGCTGATTAAACTTCGCTTCATTTGCAGAAATGAAATCACTTTCGTCAGTGGGTTGGTCTGCTCCTGCCGCATCTTTACCTGTAAATGTAGTGTTTAAGTAGTCTGCGTATACCTTGTTTGGATCTGCCGATTTTTTAGGACCTGTTGAAGTTGCTTTTGCCTCACCTGCTTGGAACTCAGTTGTCTTAGTTTGAAGCGCACCTTTAACCACTTCGTTTATGTCAACTGTTCCTCCAAGAAGCAGAGGAGCCCCTGAACGTACAAAGTCCTGCTGAGTCATCATCTCTCCGGTGTTAGCGTTCTTGAATGGTATAGACTTGGTTGACCCATCATTAAATGTAATGCTAACGCCATCATTATTTCTGCTGACCATATTACCTGATGTCTGAGCACTTTTCTTTTCATCACCTCTTCTGTAAACATATTCAGGAGGATAATACGTAGGCTCTTTACGTGGCTGACTGAATGGTTGCACTTCAGTCTTCTGCTCAAGCATACTACGAAACTTATTCTTAGTATATTCTTCAGCCACCTTATATTGTTCTTTTCCGTTTGGCGTACTTTCAAAGTCAGGCTGAAAAACGCCATCTTTATATGACCATAGGATATAGTGAGAACTTGACTTGGCTACATTAACATCTGTTGTGACCTGATACGCCTTACCCGATTTAGGGTCAATGCCACCCGTCCAATCAAAAAGAACTGAAGATACGTGAGATGGATTAGAAAGCTGTGCCTCCACAATAAGCTTTTCTGTTTCTATGTATTTATCAATAGCTTGTTGTCCTTCTTGACTAAGTCCTTTTCTTTTAGTAGGGTCAGTTACTTTGGTAAGAAATCCTGTTTGAGTGGAACTACCTGTAGAAGAAACAACCTCAGTTACAACGTCTCCTAATAATTTTGATTCTCCTTCAAGAGCTTCATTAAGTTGATACTTGTCAATCTTTTCTTTTATACGATTGCGCAATTGGTTAACCGTCATATAATTGTCGGGACCTTCAGCAAGAGTCTTAACACCATTTTTATCTACCATCTTACCAATGCTGATAGCACCGGTAGTTGGATTAATTAAAGCTTTAGTTTGACCAAGATTTGCAAACCCCTCAACCATTGCCATAAACTGCGTTTCAGCAGCAGAGCTTTGGTCTTTTTGTCTACGCTCTGTCTTTACAGAAAACTCATCTTGATATTCTTTAGCAAGATCAAACATTCTCTTAGTGCCATCCTTGCTGTTCTGACGAATAAGGGCATAGTCTTTTGGCTTAAGCTGACCCGACTTTAGAAGTCTGTCTGTAAGAAGCCTATACTGCTGCATATCACCTGCATAGTCTGTGATGTATTTATTCACATCATCAGACATTCCTTGTGGTGCGTTTTCAAGCTCTTCACCAAATTGGCGAGACGCATCATCGAGCGCTTTCTTTTTTGCCTCACGAAGTAAAGCCTCTTGCTTTAAGGTATTCGTCAATTGACTACCAACCTCTGACCAATCTATCTGATTCTTGGCTTCCCGTTCAGCGTATTTGTAATATGTTGCCATTCGTATTTATCTTTTATTCTACAGGACCAATAGCTCCTACGCCCGGTATAGATTGAGTATATATTCCTGTTGGGTTAAATGATTTCATCAAACTTTTCAAATAGTCAGGACTAAGACCTCCCATAAATGCTTGAAATTCCATAGGGTTCATTCCACCTACGCCTGCTAAATTTCCGAATGTTGGATTTTTTGAACCAAAATCACTAAGTTGTTTTTGGAAAGCTTCTTGTGTAAGACCTGCTTTCTCAGCGCCTGCTGCTAACTTACCAAATTCCTTTGCTCCTGCAGACTTAGAATATAATGGAGCCATACTCGCTACCTGACCCGCTGCACTTACCACTCCTTCCATTGCTTGTTGTGTTGCTAATTGTGCTCTCGTTTCTGCTTCTCTTGCTTTTAACTGAGCTCCTTCAACTTCTGCAAGATCAAGACCCATTCCTATATCACGAAGTCTGCTTTCTTCAGCGGCTTCAAGTTTGTCAAGAGCTTGCATCTCACCACCCATTTGAGTAGCAATATCACGCTGTGCTTTTTCAGCACCTAAGAACACACGACCTGCAGTAGCTGCAGAGCCACGCTCACTTTCTTGACCTGCCTCAATTGCTTGCGCTGCGGTAGATGTTACTGCTTCACGTGCAAGCTCATAGGGTTCCTTCTGAATACCCAACTGCTCGTAAAAGTTTACGTCAAGTTTTTTACGGGCATCAGCCATAAATTTCTTTGCATCTGCTTCAGCTTTTTTCTGAATCTTTTTTTGTTTTGATGCCTGCGAAAATGATGCCGCAGTAGTTCCTGCAGTAGCTGCTAAGCCTATACCTGCTGCAATGGTTGTGAAAGCTGCCATATTACAATACTTTTATTAGTTCACCTATGTACCCATCTCCTAAGATATACCCTAATTCTTTATAGGTATCCTTAAGACCCGGGTGTTTAATCAAAGCATAACTATATCTATGCCCTGTATTTCTACAAATATTAGTCAATGTTTCGACTAACAATTTTATTGCTTCTCCCCTCTCCGGTTTCTTTCTGTACTCCTTGTTGGATATTATCCAATCAACCCACGCCACCTTTGAGTTTGTAGTATATATAAACCCTGCACACACCGGCTCTTCTCCATCAAGCACCATTATACCGCCCTTGCCATCATCAGGCAGGAAATCTCGTTGAGCAGGCTCCCATCCCCATTCCTTCCACCACCCTACTAACGTAGAATCATAATCATTTTCGTTCAATGGTCGTACAATAAATGCCATCTATACAAAGATATTGAAAAATTAAGGATAACTTTTCATCACTTCTGACTCTACGGCAAAGAGTTCTACCTGACTAACACTATTGTTTTCAAGGTTGAAAACGCAGTAGTGCCCGAGGACACCGTGCGATTCTGCCACAGCGTTTTTGATAAACATTATGTACGGGTTCTGTATAGCCGGGATGGTAGCTCCGGGTATGGTCGTATCCACCGTAATTCTGTTAAGGTTAGATGGATAGTTCTGCTGAATATTGGTCACCCTCCCGAATAACAAAGGTGTATTGTAAGTTGGGGGCAGGCTGTAGTATAGCATATCCCCAATACTTATGATACTGCCAATAGATATAGGGCTTGCCCCAATCGCAAAGTTGACCTGAACGGCAGCACCTGTACCTGTAATAGTTGTGCTCCTGCCTATCCCATTGGTAAGCCTAAGAGCGTACTCAGATGGCTGTGCCGGTGTAGTACCTGCGTTGCGGACAAAGGCAAAGAAAGAGGCTTCCTTCTTCTCGAAGTATCCGCTTTGGATAAACCCATCGTCCATTAAGTCGGTCACCATTGTTACGGACCAAGGAGCATCACCTTCTAAGTTGATGGTCTTGAACAGCTTGTTCTCAAGCGGAGACTCATTGAATACGCTTTGAAGGCGAGAAGGGTACTGAACTCCATAGAAATTATTGCGAGTGTTATTCACGTTATGGCGATACAGGTTTCCCCCCTTGAAAGTATAGAAATAGTTATTCATCCCGATCATCCAATCAGGCAAAAAGGAATAGAAGGATGCCCATCCTTCTACCCCTTCACTATATGTTAGCGTATATGCTGCCATAGTTTAACATTGTATTGATGAGTAAGCTACAATTATACCATTCCCATCCATATCCCAATTGGCGTTAGCAAACACAAACAACTCTGTAACAGGAGACTGTAATGCTGCATCCCAATATAATCCGCAACCTGCCGCAAGAGATAATGCAGGGCAATCTGAGTAAAGTGTTTTTGGATTACTTGCTGCATCAGAACAAGAAGCTGAAATACTACTACCAACACCGCATCCACCGATAGCGTAAGATGGCGTACAAGTAATACATATACCCGTAACCGTTGCTACAGGGTTTCCATTAGTTACGCTTACTTCAAGACTATATCCACCAAAAGAGACGTAGTAAGTTCCGGTTGCGGCTGCAGAGAATATAGCCCCCGATAAAGTAGTGCAATCGCAGAACGTAGGGTCGTCACCCGTAACTGTTCCTGAAGCTAAGAAGTTACAAGCATCTTCAGCAGAACCGCCAAAGCCTACTAAAAACTCGTTGTTACAAGATGGGCACGAGACTTGCGGAAGCAGTGCCCCCGAAGATTGTTCACGTGAGATTACTCCGTCAGAGTAAAAGCCATCAGCCGCAACCGTTGTAAGGTTGGCATCGTCATAAATCACCGAAGCTGCGCTGAGCGATGGTGCATCTAAATAATAAGTTCCTTGTGTTGCCATTTTATTTTATTTTATAGTAGTAAGCATCCGCAACAAGAGTCAAAAGCACTTGTATTGGAATAACAAAGTGATACCAATGTGCCGCATCCTGAGCAGGCTGATTCTGTTTGTAGCACTCCTAACACTTGTTCACGAACAATACTGCCGTTTCCATAGAAGCCGTCAGGCGCAAGTGTTGTAAGACCTGCGTCTGTGTAAACAGCAGTTGCCAATGTGAGTGTAGCAGCGTCTAAATAATAATTTCCTTGTGTTGCCATTTTATTTTATTTTAACCTATTGGACAATTACAGCACACATCTAATGCGCTAATATCTGAATAACATAGTGATGTCACAGGAGCATCGCACCCACAACAAGAGTTCCAAATGTCCATATCCGAATAGCAAAGATTGATTTCAAATCCGCATCCGGGACAACTATCTTGCTCTTGTAATACCCCACCAATCTGCTGACGGACAATACCATTTTGTGAGTAGTATCCATTTGGCGCAGCTACATCAAGTTGGGCATCTGTATACACTCCAAGTGCTGATGCAAATGTTGCTCCATCCAAGTAATATACCGCTTGAGTTGTGCAATCACAACAAGAACCTGATTCGTCTACACTTGAATAACATAACTCTTCTTGAGTAGGTAAACACCCACAACAAGAGTTTTGTAAATCAACATCAGAATAACACAAATCAAGAGGCAAAGAACTTCTATAATCCCATATTAAATATAGGTATTGTCCGCTACTTGGAACAGTAAAACTTCCTGTGTAATAGCCTGCTGCCCCTGTAGGCGCAACAACTGTAGCCGCAGCAAGTAAGTTGTTCATACCTACTTGCGTATTTGGATACAATGTATTGCTTCTTAAGTATCTAAATTTGTTTGTAGCCGGGTTGAAATTAAATGTATCAAATCCCTCCTTATTTGAAATCAATTCCATTGTTGCCCCTGAAGGAGGAAATCCTCCTGTGCCTTGCGGTCCAATAATTATATTGTACTCTGAAACCACAGGACTTTGAGAAGAGGAATCAAATGTTACAAGTGTAGATTGAAGCGGTGATACAAATGCTCCATCTGTATATCTGTACTCGTTATGTATAAACTCTCCTGCATTGGGGTTGCTTGTTAAACAAACATTTACAATTCCTATCTCTGTTACATCAACACAGTTTACTATAACACTTACATTAACTGCATCAGTGGCAATGATATTTACGCTTAACTGATTAATGCTATTGCTGTTTTTGTCTATTATTAATGTACCTGATGTAGTTACTGTGCCTGATGAAACAACAACAATTCCATAAGTTACAATTACTTCAAACTCTGCTGTTGAAGATGGGTCTACAGTATATGCTACAATACAATCTCCAACTGCAGTATCCTCAAATACCACATCGTACTCTCTGCTTGAGCTTGCTTCAATAGTAAAGTCTTGCTCAATACCGCAGCTATAAATAATGGGAGGAATAGGCACAGACCTGTCGTTGGTGGTGAGTACGTACTCATTCATATATGGGTCAAACCCACCAAGCTTTTGAGTATTAAAGGACTCAATAAAGTTGTCTCTAAACCAAGTCCGCATCCCCTGCTCCGACACCACTCTTAATTGATCCGAACTATATGAGTTCCCAATAAGTTGCAGTACTATCTGTAGTACCCCCACTGCACATAGCTCTCAGGATGAAAACTAATACCATACTTTTCAACTCTTGCAATCTGCGTACCTAATACTTCAGGAACTGAAGTGATGGCACCACCGGCTGCAGCATCTGAGAGTAAGTTCTTACCTGCAAGTACGTATGAAATCTTATCTTCTTGTAGCGTAAGCACGTCAGTCTCTCGTCCATCTAACTTATAGATAGGACCGAACGACACCTCTAAATACTTATAGTTAAGTAACCCTAAATTGAACTCATTTAATTTATTAACATTTGACTCAAAGTTATACACACCGCTGTATGTGATGTCGGCAAAGCGCCTTGTTCTCTTGTATTGCTGTACCGATATGGACGTTACACGGTTGCCAAGATTAAAAGTTTTACCAATAATTGAGTCACGAATCTTATAGCTTTCAGCACCATTACCAAAACAGAAACAGTTAAAGAACTCTGTATCTATTATTGCCGGTAAAGATGCAGTTTGGTTTTGTATGTTACCCAAGTGTCTACCATTGGCATCAATGCCAAAAGATAAATGATTTTCAAAAAATACATCAGGCAATGAATCAACAGGTTGTGTCTCAAATATCAAAGTGGTCTCAGCCCTAAACACCTCAATGTTTACAGTAATTGAAGACCTACGTTTTTCTCTTGAAAGAACTCCACCGCAACGAAGCGTACCACTGACAATAAGTGTCAATTGATTGTTAGCACCATTGCGATAGAACCTATAATAGTTTGTACATAAAGCAGTTGAAATATCTGTATTGTTTGATGCAAGGGTTGGTATAAATTCATTTTCAATAGGACATTCGTTACCACCTACCTCTTGGTCTCCATCATCAAGTATCTGCTCTACATTATCCCCAACCCACCAATCCTGCATATTATCATAGTTAGCGGAAGCAACAAGCGTTTTCTCTAAAGTATAAATACGCTTTTCGCAAGCACCATTACCCTGACCAACACCAAGACGCTGAAATTTGAAGCTCATCTTAATACGGCTACCTGCAGGTACAGTATAATCAACCCAAGCATTTGTTGCCGTATCAAACCTGTTCATTGGATAATTCAAAATAGGATACTCTCCTGCTTCGTTTTGATCTACTTGTTGCGTACCGGGAGCAATAATAGATAGCTCATCCTGAACAACTGCAAAGCTGTTAGGATTAATTTTCATATATACTCCTGAAGGAACAGGGATATTTACAGCAGGGTCAAGCACACTTGGTATCTCAATGAATCCTGCTTGCTTCGCTTCTTTCTCAAGCACTGTTGCATATACGCAATTATTTGTAGGTCCACTTGTGTCAGCCTTTACAATAAGCCTGTCACCTTGCTGTATCTTACGTGCGTTCTCGCCTTCAAGTAAAAAGTATGCGTTAACGCTTTGAGGGTCATCAAAGAAGATACTACTATATATGGTATCGTAGTTTTCCTCGTCAGGCTTAATAACAAACTTATATCTCTTTGCCCAAGCCGGAGCTCTTTGAGTAGTAGGAATAGTTACTCTAATTGAGTTCTTGGTATCGGATGCAGAACAAGGTACGTGTACTGTGTTTCTTGGGCTAACTAATGCTGTAGTAGAACGACCAAAGTCATCCATATACACAATACCAATCTCATACCCACGATTGCTATGCAAGCTGCGTGGTGAATTTATTTTTTGATAGAAAGCTTCTGCAAAGTTTACTGAGTAATACTCGTACACATTTATTGTTGGTGTAACAGTATTGTCAACATATCTCATTGCAGGAAACTGAAGACCAATTATCTGACTTGCCGGTGTAGTAACAATACTTATTGGCTGACCTGCAGCAGAAATACCACTCTGAAACTTTATTAGTGCATCTAAGTTATTTGGTAAAGCGCAGTTGAACTGATCAGTAAATGTCGTGCCATTGCAAGAGTTTGCTACAGGTTGAATGTTTGCAATTGTTCCAATAACATCTTGAAATGCTACGCTTGTAGCCATCTGATAAACAGAAGTATATGTTGTTGGAAGTGTAAACGTAAAAGTGAGATTAATATTCTCACTTGTTTCTGTAGGGAATGGAGTGCTTCCGGCAAAGGTATTATGCGTAAGCCTTACCTCTAACGTAATTGAAGAACCTGCAATAAGCTGTACACCCGTGAGGTTAATGTTTACAGTTGCATTTGGAATAGTTTGGCTACTTCCAAAAGTATATATTCCTGAAGATGTAGTATCGGGTAAACTTGTAGTGCCAACTAATTCAGAAACTAAAGAGGCAACATATTCAAGTTTTGTAAAATTTCCATTCAAATCAACTAAGTCATATCCCTCAACATAGTTACCATACATTAAACGATTACCCATAATGGTTTGAGCTCTCGCAAGAAGTGGTACATTGTCGTACAACCTGAGTAACTCTGACTCAGGAAGCACTGTAAATATCTTACTATTTGTAAACGTGTATGTGTAGTTGGTATTGTTTGCAAGACCAAGCTCAGCTTTGTCAAGCTTTTCAATAACTTTTACAATACTTGTTCCTGCCTCCTTAAATAACAAGTCAATACCAACAACAAGCGCACCGCCTGTATTGTATGTAATGATAGCAGTATTGTTTATGTTGACCATCCCCTCATTGAGGTAGCTATTAATACTGAACTCAAATGGGTTTGGTGAAAATGCAGGAGCAGACCACTGAGATGTTGCTGAATATTCACCATCTTGATAACGATAACGATATGCAAAGCAGATAAACCTGTCTTCCATAAAGTTATCTTGCTGACCTGTTCTTATCTCACGAATAGCAGGAGCTGCAATTGGCGGCTTCTTAATAACAAGAAGTGACTCTGCGCTAAATTGGTCTATGTTCCCAACAGGGTTGGCATAGTTTCTTGTTATATTAAATACCCTTGGAGGGTTGTAATTGTCAGTAAAAAATATCAACTGATCAATAAGGTCAACACCTGTAATTAAAAACTCAGGATTAAAGTTTAGTGTAGTATTTACACCACCTCCATCGTTGATGCTTATTACGTGATAAGTAAGTGCACTTTGTGTTGTGTTGTATGACACAATCATATCGAGCTTACCGGTTGCCCCTACAGGAAATGTGGGGTCGTGCACAAACCAAAAGATTCTTTCATTTGCGCTATCTTCAATAGCTCCAATACATTTTGCGTTTGCGCTAAGTGGTGTACTATTGATATACCGCAGTTGAGTCAGCGCTACATTACCTTTTGTATTTTCTATTACACCAATTTCAGCCTGCTCAGTAGACCCCATACGGACGTTGAGCGCATCAATATACTCTCCGTTTGGAACAAGTCGCTCGTCCACGACCTTGTTCATCCTACCTGATATGAAGTTCCTTGTTATGTTTGGCATATTATTTCAACCACTTGTCCATACCACGCAGGTTCATAAGAAGTCTGCCCGGATGAATGTTACTCATTCTAATTTTTGCGTTGCGAAGTAAAGCCGCTTTTTCTTTACGAGCACGAGCAATAATGTACTCTTGTACACCAAGCTTTGAATTAAGTATCTCGTATTGAATATATGCGTATATATACTTCTCAAATAATTTATTAACGCTGACAATTGAATCATCACCATTCTCCATACCATCAGAGATGTATTCGAGAATGACAGATTGATTATACATATCAGAGTTAAAGTTGATAACCCCCATTCTCTGATCAATAGCAAACGTAGGGTTGAAGTTTGCGGTCTCTGTATTAAGACCATAGCGCTCACCGAGGCTATAATCAAAATACCAAACCCCATCTATATCCCATCCATACTGCCCGTAGTATGGACCGGGATTTAAGTAGATACTTTTTTTGATTCCATCTAATCGCTGCAAGTCAATCTGTGAAAACTGAGGAGACAGCGCATTACCATTTTGGTCAAATAATATTTTTCCTGTTTGGTCTTGCAAGTATGCAAGAGATGACAGGATTTGAATGTTCTCTGTAAGTGGTCTTAGGTATCCGTCTTTGTAAAGATTAACCCTTACCCAATTCACATAGTCGGATGGAAGAATATAACGAAGCGTATCATCAACTGTAAGCTGCAATACTTTTATCTGCTTGAACGCATCGTAGTTGAGCTCCTGTATGGCACGCTTTGCGTGAAATAATATTTTGTAACGCTCTTCATTATTTACAAGAGAATGATTGCCTGCATACATCAACATAAAGTTGTTGACAATATCGAACAGGCTTACGTATTGGTACGAACCCCAATTGACATCTGTTGGTGGTACACCATTATTCTCGTAATATTTATATTGAGTAATGTATGCCATAATTATTGCGATTGTTTTTGTTCTTCAGCAGCACCGAATTGAACAGCCATTATCTCACGAATAGACATACCTGCGTATTGAAGAATCTTTGTTACAAGCTTGAACTCATCTTCTGCAGGAACTTCAAAGTCTTGATAGTCGGGCTGCGATTGGTCAAATACCGGCTCGCCACCTGTTAAAGAAACGAATGTCCATTTAGGGTCTTTCGGATACCTAAAATAATTTGCATCAACTTCATTCGGTAGGTTGATGGTAGATGGAAATACTGTAAGTACGCCACCCTCCTGCGTATATGCAGGATACTGTTCTGTTGGAGCCGTAAGATTTGACGTAGTAAGCATTGTGATTTTATTATGCGTTACCTTCTCTGCCTCTCCCTTGAATACACGTGGAGATACAGATGCGTCATAGCACATAATCTTATTAATCATAAAATAGTCAAATCCTGTAGTAGTAATAGACGGAAGAAAAAATCTGTTTGTTGCAGGCGCAACTTGCGTAAGCGTTGAGGTTAAAGCAAAAACTTCCATCGCCTCTTCTATAGGCTTTCTTTGATCAGCGTAATCTATACCGGACTTTCTTAGGTTCTCTAAATTAACTACGTTGTTGTATTCAGAAAAGTATTCTTCAAATACTTCAAGCTGAGACTGCTTGGCAAACAGGTTAAAGTCTGCCGGTGATATATACCCGTAGTTATTTTTATTGAGAATGGAAAGTACCGTATTTCTGACGGAATTTATCATTATAGTCTTTTTACAAATATAAACAAAAAAAGAGGGTATAGAAATACCCTCTCTACCTAAACACTATGAAACCATTAACCTATGCTAAGTTACTTTCAAGCATCTTAAGGGCATCAATTCCTTCATCGGTCTTCAGGAACTCCGCAACGGTAAAGTAGGGGTCTTGCGCATACGGAATGGTCAACATCTTCTTCTTATTGGACCCCGTATTAAACCATACTTCCTTCTGTCCGTTCCTGAATGTCAATAATTTATTCTCAAAGAACACGTGTACGTTTGACTGTAGCTTCAGCATTGGGTCCCCGAGTACGTTTAAGAACCCTTGGGGGTCACGCTTGGCATAAATCAGTACATCTCTTTTAAGCTCAGACGTTGTAAACCTCGATGGGTCTTTCCCAAAGAGCACTCTTGATACGCTCTCAAGCTGCTCCAAAGAGAGCTGACGAGCTTGAATCAAGGCATCCACCTCCGCACTTAAACTCTCTACCTCTTTCGCAGCATCTTTCTCGTGGTCTACCTCAACAAATGTCCTACCATTTAACGGGTGGTAGTACAAGAACTCCTGTAGAACAGGATTACTCTTAGGAACCCTAAGAAACCCGTTCTCGAATATAACAGGTTCGACAATGGCATTACCGTCTTGCTCGTCTTCAAAAGCGGTCTTTTGGTTGATAGCGTATCGCAAGGGGCGGTTGACATTGTTTTCTTCATCGAACCAAAGTAATGGGTAACGTCTTGTATTTCTTGAAGGTAGCGTATACGAAAGGGGGGCTACGTCCCCTTTAAGCTTGTAAATCCTGTCGGCAGGAACCAATTTCTTTTTCATTAGATTTTAATTTGATTAGATTAAAAATAAGGGGGAGTGTCTTTGAAGACACCCCACCCTTTATTGTTTTTCTTCGGATTATGAACCGTAACGGAACAATACGAAGTTGTTAGCACCCAAGGTACAAACGCAACGCTCAGAGAGGAAGTTTACCTCCATTGCATCGACGCTTAGCGTTCTTGCCAAGGATTTGGTCGTACACGGTAGTAGAACCGGCAGGAACCAACAGACCTGTTACAGTGCCTGCTGCTTGAGCACCTGTAGGAAGACCACCACGCATAGTAGGATCGTTCAGGTACTTCCAATCAGACTTGTAGAAGTCATAACCTCTGCGGAAACCGCTGAAGCCAAGGTTCAAAGCCATATCCTTGTCGTTGTCAAACAAACCGTAAGATGTACCGTTTGCTCCGTAGCTGTTCTGAGCAGCGAGCATATCGTCAATGTCAAAGCTGAAGGCACGGTTAACGAAGATTACGTTCTCTTCGATAGAACCTTGCTTGTCAAGACGAGAGATGATGCTGTCGAAATCAGCAAGTGTGGTTGGGTTTCCACCGCCCCATACGTTACCACGGCTGTTTACTACGTAGAAGATTCCCTCAGAACCTTTGTTACCGTAGATTGGGTTCAAAGAAGCGTTAGCAACACCTGAACCTGTCTCAGCAGGAACAGCCTCAATCATCGCAGTCTCAAGGTAGTCCTCAAAACGCAGACGAGTTTCGTGCTCGCTCTTCAAATACCAAAGATATCCGGTAGCACCGTTCTCAGTGGTTACTTCAACCCATCCAATCTGAGCCATATCAGAACCGCTTACAGCGTACTTGTCCTTGATGATGATTGGAGAGTTATCGAAGATTTCATCTTCTGCTTCCAAAGAACCGATCATTCCAACAGTTCCTTTCTTGAACTCAGAACCATAAATCCATACAGACAAGGTTGCAGAGCTACCAAAAGTTTGACCACC